ATCATCACTTGTAGCGAATCTAGGGGGGAGTTAGTCCGTGGGTGTAAAAAACACCCATTGTCATTTTTGAGTCGAATCATTTTTTACGCGGCTTTAATACAGAAACAATATACTTACGATTTGCCTGTAGCCCCACGGGCATAAGGTCAGGGTTGTCCTCAAGAAACTCTTTCATGGCTGTGCTAGATATTCGTTTCTCAAGTAGGTAAAAGGCGTCGTTCTCCTTGATGAAGTCGTACATCCTTTCCCAATCGCTAGTCCCAAAGTGTGTCTGCACCCGACGGCTTACCGTGCCGGATGGAGTCCTGAGACTATCGAGGTCTTGCTCTTCACAGAGCGCAAGCAGCTTTTCTACTACGGTTTCTTGCTGCTTTTTAACTGACTTTATCTCGTCTTCTTTATCTCTTATTGCTTCGCGCATCTTAATGTAGATACGGGTTAGCTTGTCTGCTGAATATTTCATGGCACCTCCTATTAGCAAAGGATAGCCAGTCTAGAGCAAACTAGTTTACATTGTCAAGCGTCTAATTCTTTTTTGTACAAATCAATTATTTTAGTGTGGTTAGCTATGTTTGACCGCAACATCTTGTATAGCCGACGCTCTACTTCACTACCCTCAATGTGCACCACAGTCATTGGGTTGTGTTGTCCGGGTCTGTCTATCCGTGCATTAGCCTGTAGATAAGTCTCCACGCTAGTAACAGGTGCGTACCATATCACTGTGTTAGCGGCGGTTAACGTAAGGCCGTGCGAGGCTGCTTGGGGCTGTATAATAAGCACTTTGATTTTATCTGTAGTCTGAAAATCTTTTATTATGTCACTGCGTTTGTTGACTGACACCTTGCCCGAAATTATTTCAGCGGTTATTTTATGTTTGGTGCAAAATTCTTTAAATAAATCAATCGTGTGGGTGAATGGCACAAACACAAGTACCTTGTGCGAAGACTCGTCTATTACTTCCTTAACAACGTTAAGGCGGTTGCTTACGTCGAACTCTATGACCTCCCGGTCATCTGAATACACAGCACCCCCCGAAATTTGCAGCAGCTTATTAAGGTTGGTCGCTGCGTTTACGGATGTAACTGACTCGCCGTCTGCTTCCATAATCATACGATCTTTTAAAGTCTTGTAGTACGAGGCTTGTTGCTTGGTAAGCGGTGCTTCTCTGTCTACGTAAGTAACACTAGGTAGGTCCAAACAGTCTTTTTTGCGAAACCTAATCGCCGGTTGCAACGCAGCGTGTACTATTTCACTAGCTTCTGGTTTCGGACGCCAAACATACTGAGACATTTTGTACATTACTTTGTCTTTGAACTGCCCGAAATACTGAGGGACGTTTTGCGGGCTTATCAGTTTGGCTAATCCGAAGGCATCGGTAGGTGCTTGTGCTGCTGGAGTGCCAGTTAACATCCAAAGCCATTCTACGTTCTTGCATAAATCCCGCAGTACTTTCCACCGATTTGTCTGCGCATTCTTATACGCACTAGCTTCGTCTACTACGATGAGATCAAATCCGCCTTGCGCTATCTCTTCTTTGACTACTGCTACCCCGTCGAAATTTATAAGCACGAATTCACAACCTGCGTTAATTATCTTTCGTCGCGCTGCGGAGGTTCCGTGTGCTACTGAGCAAGAGCGGTGCATAGCGAACTTAAACAAATCTTCCTGCCACGCAGACTTCATAATAGACAAAGGGCATATAACTAAGACACGGTTAATAACCCCTTCTTGCATAAGATAATCCGCTGCCCATATCACAGAAGCAGTTTTGCCCGTACCTTGCTCGTTAAAACAAAACGCCTTCTTGTTGAGCGTCAGGAACGAAGCAGTTTTCTTCTGGTGAGCGAACGGATCAAAGCGTCCAGACCACTCGTACTCGCGCCCTATGGGGGAAGGTACATCTTTAACACCGAGGCTATTTAAAACTTGCGCCTCGTGCAGCCGCCAAGGCAATGCCAATTTAAAATACCCGTCGTCTTGTTCCGCCACTTTGTAGTTTTTTAAGTGCTCGGTGACAAGGTGGGGACGTTTAGTCTTGAGCACTATTGCTCGGTTGTTAACTATTTTCATGCTTTAGACGTCTTCTTTTTACGCTCGCGGTCACTAGTCTCAGCCACTAAGTTCCCTCTTGAGTCGCGCTTAAAAGAACGGTTGCGGCTCGCTGTCTCTACTCTAGTACCATCAGAGTTCTTACCGCCCTTGTCCATAGCCTTGACGTGGGCTACATCTTTGCCGTCGCCCTTAGAAACTTTCCCCTCTCGCATTGCTTTACGTCTAGCTTTGTTGCGTTGAGCGCGTTTCTTTTTCTGCTCTTCTGTGCCTTGGTACTTAGCGTACTCGGCTTTATAATCTCGTTTCTTAGCAACCATGACGGCCTCCGCTATATTTAGTGTAATGTCTTCTTGTAGCTCTCGCTGTTTGTAATCTCAGCTACGCGGTTAGCAAATTCTAAAATTACTCTGTTGTTAGGCATAAAAAGTTCGTCGGGTATTGGGTTGTTGCCCGCAATAAGCTCTGCTAATTCAAAATCAAGGTTTGGGTAGGTCTCTGCCCACCGCCCAAAAACTTCTGTCGCCAACCGCTCGTCGGAGTAGTTCCCGTCTATGTAGGTCGTTTCATCTACCTCTACCAATATTACGTAGTTATTACTCATTATCGTTTCCTGTGGTGTTCGCAGCTAGTGACCGGACAGTATGCACATAGCGGGCCGTCTACAGCATTCCAGACATCTCGCTCTTGCGCTACGTCTAGTCTTTCTAATGCTTCATCGAATACACTTAAGTAAGACTTGTACATATCTACAGTGTGCTTTTTCTGTATGAACTCATTGCTCACTACGTATGCTAACGCAGACTTAACCACTTTTACTTCGGGGTAGTGCACGAATGTAGCACCCGCTAGCATATCAAGCTGCTTGGTATCCGCATACTTGGCGTTCTTGCCGGTCTTATAATCTACAAGAAAAGCTTTCTCGCCGTTAACTATTAGAAGGTCAGCAATCCCCCGCCACCAAACGTCTTTGGCAAAGAACCCAGTGGGCCTATAAGAGTTATCTCCTTTGGCAAGCCCCATGCGTATCTCGCAATGCTTCTCTCCCTCTATATTGTTTAGCGCGTCTAACGTCTTCTTTATATAGTTAAACTTAGCGGGTATCGGAGTGCTCGTTTTTATGTAGTCTTCCGCTGCTTTATGCACTTCGTTCCCGTAGTACATTGCGGAGCTACCTACGTCTTTTACGTCTTTAGCTACTTTCAAGTGGTAGTATTTTTTAGGGCATTGCTTAAATGTACTCAAGCTACTGTAAGACCAAGCTGTCATACTAAACCTCTTTCTTTTAAAATTTCGTAGTTGGCTTTGTGAGCGTCTTCAATGTCTTGTTTGCTTTGCCCGTGGTAAGCCACGGCTAGGTGTTCAGTAACTAAGGCAGCGTTTATGGACGTTTTAGCTGATACAAATATCACCCCCAAGAATCTTCCAAACTTACCTTTTTCTCTGGTTTGAAGTTTGTAGGTTCCCCCGACGTGGAGGGCGTCTTCGACAAACGCTTTTGCCAAGAGTCCGGCAGCTTTCTCATGCTTATCTCGCGTACGACACTCGGGGCAATCCACACCATAAAGACGTATGCGCTCGCTGCAACGCCAAGTACCAAAGCCAAGATCAACATCCACATCGACAGTATCTCCATCAACAACACGGGAAATCTTGCAGTTATATTCGTACATTACCCCACTCCTTTTTTGGGAAATACAAAACCACCGAGTGTTCTTTTGTCTGGGGAGGTTAACGAAGCGTTTCGCCCGCCGTCGAACTTTTTCTTTTTAACTGGCTTGCCATCAGGGTCAACGGTTGTAAACGCGTTCCTCGGGCACTGCGTTACCTTACCGCCTTTGGCTAGATACTTCTTAATGTCCTCGGCAATCTTCTCGCGTTCAAGGTCTTTCTGGTCTGGTGTTGGCGTGTCTATTTTTGTTGTAGTCACTATTTAATTCCTGTGTAGAAAACATGCTTGTGTATTTTGGTTGTAACTTGTCCGGTGTATGCCCAGTGTGGAAACACCTTTGTACTGTGGTAGTGGGTCGCGCCTTGTGTTTCGTCTTCTACGTTACCACTGAGCCATGCTATATAAAGCGCGTTAAACCATGCCTGTCTGTTCTTGGGTGTATCGCTCTTGCCGTCACAGTAAAAACTAAACTGGCACTTGTTTCTTACGGGGTTGCCGTTCCAGTAATACCCCTGCTTAACCACGTCGCACGCATTGTCTGGGTAACGTGGGTCTTCGATTCGATTTCGTACTACTTGGGCTACTGCAATCTGCCCGGCACTGGGTTCGCCTCGCGCCTCAAAGTATACTGCGACTGCTGTGCACATCAGGGCGGGGGCAATCATCTAAAAAACCTTTTGCTTTTTAAACACTCTATTGTTTTCGCTGCGCGGAGTCGAGTCTCGTAGTCGAACGAAACCCACCGAGCTTCCAACAAGGCAATGCTAAACGCCTTTCTCGTTACGGCGAAAGTTTTTGATATACGCTCTACGTCCTCTGGGGCGTCATACTGCATTTGCTTTATTAGTTGGTCGTTAACGAACATAATCATTCCTCCTAGTCGTATATGTTGTGGTTCTCTTCGAAGGGAACGCACGTTTCTAATATTATTCCACCCAACTCGGCGGCGGTTCTTTTCGGCACAACTACAATCATATTAGGTTCAACTTCTACCACACACATAGTGCGCTTCTCTTCTTTTGCTACGTACTCTGCTTCTTCTAGCGCAGCCATTGGGTCAGTGAAGTATGACATCTACCACCTCGTATTCGTAGTTCATGCAGTGTTCAGCGGTTGAAAATATATCCGCCCCATTTTTCATGTGGAACCGCATCGCCGTATCTGAGTGTGGCGACATAGTAATTACTGCGGATACTTCTGGGTGCAGAAAAGGTACGGCTTCGAGTAAGTTGTTTATTAGCTTGCTCCCGTGCCCCTTTTGGTATGACCATATAGCGTAAGGACAAACCACTGTGCCTAGCGCCCCGTACATCGCTTCTCGCTCGGCTAATCGCTCCGCAATCTCCTGCCCTTTACCTGCGGCTAAAAGTTTTAGTTGAAACTCAGCTTGTGGAACAAACTTACAGATAGCTACACAAACAACTGCGGCTATCTCGCCTGTCTCATCGTTTACTTCCGCATACACACGAAGGGGGTCTTCAAACCGTACGCTGTTGTCCCTAAACAGATCAGGGCGAACGGGGTCGTCTTCTATTAGGTACAAGTGGTTGGCTACGTTGCATTCAATCAGCATCATCATCTCCTTCCGCGAGTATCTCAAGCAGCTCCGTTATCCTAGCAAGCTGCGCGAGTACCGTCTCAACATCTTCTTCTGTGAGTTCGATTGTTATTTTTTTCATTT